ATCAACGCTATTTCCCGGAACAGTTGGAACGCTTTTACGGGAATAATAACATCATCCCCGTACACACTTACATCCTTTGTTTCTAGCTGCAAGTATTTACAACAACTCATAGCTAAGACATAGAATATAAGTGACTCCAACTCAAAAGTGAAACCGTTTCCCATACTGGAAAACTTTTCATAATAGAGTTGAGTCGTTCCAAGGGAACCAAAAGGAGACCTCGTGACGTCCAGCAGAACTTTCCATCGAGACGGTATTAATGCCTCAACGGTCGCTCGACTGATTGAGTCACTTGCTTGAGAAAAATCAACTGTCGCTAAATGACCAGTTTTACTGGCCAACCTAGCGAGTCGTTGATTCCTATCTTGCGAATTGAGATCTACTCCCACCCTACTAAGTCTACGGCGAATCATAGTACCCACGGCTTTTTGAAACCAGAGATTTATCCCTGGCTCAATGGCAATGGTACGATCCGTCTTAGAATTCTTAGGGACGGTCACGATTTTATTTCCACCCTGATGGATAAATTTCTTTATCAACCAAGATGGATAGGCGAGTGCGAAAATTTCGCCCATAAAATCATGTAGGTTTCGCGTTATTCCGTTTTCTAAACGGAATTTATTGGTAGCACTGGTGTCTCGTTTTATTAATTGAGTAACACCAGGTCCCCAATTGGCTGAATCGAAAAACTCGTTGGCGGTAAAATCTCGAAGGATAAAATTCATTTTACGAGTAGATTCATTATGAATCCACTCGAACGCCTTATGTTTTAGGTAAGACGTCCGAAAATTATCCAAGTTGATTTTCCTGCACATATCTTCGCTATCGAAAAACCCCTTCATCGCAACTAACTTCTTATCCACACTTGTAGATAAGAAGTCCGCTTTGGAGAGAAATTTCGTAGCTTGGTATGCATCCCGAAAGTCCTTACCAGACAAATAATCGTCCGGTTTGACGTCTAGTTGGAGAAGCTGATCATGTTCATTTTCACGAAACATGATAAAAATCGCCAACGAGCGTGGGCAGTCGAGAGCAGCGAGGTACGATTCAATCAACCGATAGGTCGTAGTAGTAGCAATTAGCATTGATACCTTCCTAAATCGAAAGATTTTAGGTTCTAGATTCTGGTATGATAAATACCTCGATCTAGGGGATTTGGATGAGGAAAGATCTAGTAAATACTTTCCAGATCCTGGACAGCTGACACTGCGGACTCATCTTGCAAGAAATTCACAAGAAGAGCCAGCAGATCGGTCCGAAGAGCCTTTGTTGCCGTCTTTGGCAACACGAACTCCACGGTCGCGATAGCTTCGCCAATTTTCTTGGCGGTATCGACAGCGTCCATCACAGGTATCACGACTTTCGCCGTAACACGAGCTACCTGACTACCGTTCTTGGGCAAGCGGACTGCAAGAGAAATTGCCAGGCGACTTTCCAAAGTCGATTCCGGAAGATTCTCGAACAGTTTTGCTACTCCCAAAGAGTCGATAGCTGAGGGACTGAACGTATGAGCTACCGGAGTGGTAGCACCATCGTTCAAATCGATTGGCGCGAAAGCGCTCATGAAAACTCCTTCATTTAAGCAATTGAAGGAATAATGCAAGTGCATTGGCTCCATGACCGACTGAGAAGGGGTTCTTGAAGCTAGGAAGAACGTTTTCTGGAGCAGGAATAATTTCCCTGATACATTCAACGTTCTCTAAGTTCCAAGCACACTCTACCTCAGGACCGGTGATAAGGCCATTGAATTGCAATCCCTCGGGAATACGCGTAGATAGATGCACCAATTGCTTGATGAATATAGTACGCGTACATTCGGTAATTGTTAACTGGTCGTAAGTCCCGATAAGCTTAAGAAAGTTGCCAATAGGTAAAAACCAATCGACAACAAAGCTGAAAGGGACCAACTCCCAGATAACATTAGCTGGGTTAGTAAAGCCCAGCTCACCTAACTTCTTCACCGCTTCGTCGTTAATGACCATTGAGCATTTATGCCTAACGGTCACAGTGGTACGCTTCCTGACAACTCTGATAACAGCTTGATCGTTGTTGTCAAAGATCGGGAAGAATTCCTCTGTTTCGACTTCCTTCGTTGAAGAACCCTTAGCCCTGCACCTAGTACTATCGACAATAGTAGCAGCAAAAGACTCTGCTGCTCCTTGAATGTCACTAATAAGAGGTGCAAGACCATACCGATAGGCAAGAAAATCGTTAGCTAACTGCTTCCGAGAAGTAGGAAGTAGCGCTTTCGCAGCAGAGACAACCCTCAACTTTTTAATTTCGAGGAAAGTCTTTGCTATGCGCACAGCCATGTCAGCAATTAAGCGGACTGTCTG